GGTATTTGCCCGTAATACATACAAATATAATCAATCTCATCTTTTGTGTAATAGTCTTCTATTATCATATTATTTGCCCCTTTCTACAATATCATATGTATCATATCCAACTATAACTCTAAATCCTTGTTGTCTTTTTCTTTCAAATAATTCATAGACTTCATCATCATCATTTAAATTATTTGCAAATCTATCATTTATTCTATTTATTAATTGTCTATTAGTTAAGTATTTAAATCTTCTTTTCATATTGTCCTTTCTAAAAATTACCTACTATGAATGATTCTTTATCAATTGGTATTACTATTGTCTCGTTTTCTATATCTTCAATACACTCGTAATCTTTTCCGTGTTCATCTTGAAATATTTCCAGGCTATCATATTCTGTATATTCACAACAAAGACCAATCACATCAAGTTCTATATCTTCTTCCATATCTGATTCTAATAATTCTATATGTTCAAATAATGCTTGTAAACCGCCATATGAAAATTGTTTACCTCTTCCGCAATCGTAAAAAGCTTTTTCAAATCCGTTAAAATTAATTGTTACTTTCATCTGTTTATCCTTTCTTTTAAAAAATCTACTAACCAATCGTTATAATCAACGTGTTCATTTTCTATATATTCTTCTGCTAACTTTATATCTGTTTCTGTTGTATTCCATAATATAAAATTATCTATTACCATAATTAACATTTCTTCAAATTCTGTAAATCGTTTTTCTTTAATTTTCTTTTTCATACTATTCTTCCTCATTTCTGAATCCGCCTTGACTTAGTTCTTTTTGTTTGTTTACACTTTGTGCTAATCTCTCTAAATTGTTTCCCGATAAGCTTCTTAGCCATCCCATAAAATTAGTTTGCATATGCCTAAACTTTTCTATTCTATACTCGTCTACTATCTTAAAATCCTTACCATATACATCATCTTTAAATTGTACACCATTAACATAAAAAGACCATCTTTTAAGGTCGTACAAATCTACTTTTGTTGATTTCTTTTCCATATTATTCTTCCTCACTTTCACAATAACATTCTTCTATTTCTTCTTCACAATCTTCACAAGCTTCTACCTCAATTTCTTCTACATCAAATGGAGTCCAAAATTCTAAACAAAAACTATTCCAACATTCTATATCGCCACATATGTAAGTAGCATATGGAGTCTCTGATATTTCTGTTTCTGTTGCATCTTGACCACAACCATATCCACATCTATATTCTGTTGCGCAATCGCCATTTATTACTTTTCTTTTCTTTAACATACTACACCTCACTTTCTTCAAATATTGATTCATTTCTTATCGCACTAAATATCCATCTTGGTGGTACACAACCCATAACTGTATCTTCATCTAATCCGTTATTTCTTTCCATTGATACCATTGCTTGTGCTACACCACACAAAAAGTCTATTTCGCTAGTATTAACACCTTTTCTTATTCTTTCCTTTAAACATTCTTCTGCTTCTTTTACTATTCTTTTTCTAAGCTGTTTTTCCATATTATTTACCTACCTCTCTGTATTTATCTAGTTCTTTATCATTATTGTATAGATTAAGGTATTGACTACTTTTTGGTAACATCATTGAATCGCCTCTTAATGTACCATAAATATCGTGATTCCAAACACCAACTACTTCTATCTCTTCAAAGTTAAAAACATTGCCTTTTTCGTATGATTGTGTTAATCCTAGCAATGCTTCTACACCTTCAAGTTTATGGTTAACTACATATTCAGTAAATATCCAATCAAGTAAATCTTTTTTAGACATTTCTTCCATATGTTTATTTTTAGTGAGATATTTTTCTAATCCCTCACTAAACTCTTTTCTTATTTTTTCTATCTCTATAACACGTTCAGTTATATGTTCATTTATATCAGTATTCTTTTCCATTTTCTACTCCATTTCTGAGGTATCAAAACCCCACTCTTTTAACTGTTCTTTAATTATACTAGGTAAATCAAATATTCCGTCATAGTCTGTAAGGACTCCACGTGTAAACCATAGACCGCCCTCTGCATAATAACTTGCATCATCATCGCAATACATTTCAAATGAACCATATTGTTTTATTGCATTAACTTCTATATTATATGTTATTTCTTTTTCTTCTCTTTCTGTACTACCCCAAGAATAATCCAAACATATATTTTCTATTTTCTTTACTGTTGTTTTAAATTTTACTTCACTCATATTATTTTCCTTTTCTTTTATCTTCTTCAATACTTTGTTGTAATGCTTTTAGAAATAACTCTTCAATTCTGATTGGAGTTACAATTTTAGGACTAATATATACTTCACCTTTTTCTTTAGCCTCTTTTAATCTTTTAATCTCTTGTTCTTTCATTTTATTATTCATATTGATATAAAAAAAACCCGCACAAATTAATGTACGGGCTTTAGTCCTCTCTAGTTTAGTTATTTGTTACTTCTGATACTTCTTCTTCTTTTACTTCTTTAGATTCTATGTCTTTGATTAAGTCCCTACACATATCTAAAACAGTATCACATTTATAATCTGCATCGTTTGCTTCATCTGATGCATAGTCTGCTTGACTTTTAGCCTCATCTGCACAACCTTGTGCATCTTGTATTTTACTTTGTACTTTTCTTACTTCGTCCATTAAATCATCAATTGAATCTCTATGTTTAAGACTACCATTACTATTAAAATCTAATTCAGTAATAACTTGGACTAGGTTATACCTTTCAGTTTCTAATTGTTTACATAATATATCTATTATTTTACTGTCATCAATTAGACCTTGAACGCATTGTCTTACTATTTTATTATCCATCTTTTTCTCGCTTTCTGTTTTTTTATTTTTCAAATAAATTGTGTTGTGAAACACATATAAATATAGACTGATTGCACATAATAAACAACATAAATATATTTATGTAAATATATATAAATGTGTTATATTGTAGGGCGAACAAAAACAATAAATAATATGGAGTTAAAAAATGAATAACATAATAAAAGGAATAAAATTAATATTAAGCGGATTATTTAGTCCATTTAAAACAATAGCCAATAATATATATATGTATGTAGGAAAAAAATATTATTGGGCGCCAATACTAGTAAAAATCGAACAGTTAGAAAAAGTAAATAAAAGGCTAGAATTAAGAGTCAAGGGGCTTGAGTTGAAATATGTAGAGTATTTAAAAGAATCAATAAAAGGAGGTAAATAAAATGAATAATAAATTAGTTGATAAAATAATATTAATTATTAAATACGAATTAAACGTCTATAATCATTTATTAAATAAAAAATATGATAAACGTGAAGAAGTGGAAGTAGATGTATTGCGAGACCAATATGACAACGAAGTTGTAGACGTTGATGCGTACCACATAGACTTAGAAATTGAGCATCTAAAAGGCTCCATAGAAGTATCTGAACATATAATAGAACTAATAAAAGAAAATACTGATAACTTATAAATAAAGAGTATAACAAAAAGGAGTATATAAAATGATAGGAACACATAGAACAACAACAACAAATATACCAATTAATAAAGAACAGTCTAGATTGATTGTAACGTTTCACAATACCGCAGTCGTTCAGGTGGTTAATGATAGGTATGTAATATTAAATAGTGGCGGATGGTTAACACCTACTACAAAGCGAAGAATGAATCAAGCAAGCGAGGTTTATAGATTAAACTATTTAGTATATCAAAAAAATTACACGTGGTATGTCAAGACACCAAGCACGACCGCAGAGTTTGCGGACCATATAGTCATTGATAAACTAAGTGGTGATATATTACCAAGTCTTCCATAGTTCGCACTATACAAAGCCCACACTAGCCCCACAAAAAAAAGCCCCGACTGTTAAAGGTTGGGGCTTCTCTTTTCAAGTACTCACTGCTAAAAATCAAGTCATATTATAATATTACAGAATTTTCAACCTAATCCGTCGGTACCCACAGGCACATCATACGGGGGGGTACACATAACAAAACACTCACACACATTCTAATATTATTTTTCAAAGTTTTGTATTTTTTTTTGTTACTATAGTTTAATATAGCTGTTTTGGTGAGTTTTGGGTAGAGACTATCTAATCCCCCTATTATAAATAAAGAGATTAGTCTCAATTCCCATATAGCTGTTTCGGAGCCTGTTTCTTATGGTAGAGTAATCTTTTCTGTTACTAGCTCAATTACTTTCGACTTGCTTTTGACTGTGTAACTAATCCCCTTCTAGTAGTCAATTACTATTACTATATGCTAGAAGCGTCTAGCCAACCCATATAGCGCACTAATATTAGCACAAATAAATATTGTATGCAATAAGTATTAATTGAATGTATATTATTTTAATGGAATTAAAAAAGATAAAAGGCGTAGAACATAGGCTATATGATAGTCATGAAGAGTTTTGCGCTTTTGAGGGCGCAACAACTCCTAAAAGTGATTGGCGTGTAGCAGAAGAAGGTGATTGGGTATATACAGATGACAAGCATGTCGTACAAATACTTAAGGTTTATTACATTACTGTGCCGAACTCCAAAGAAAAACGCAAGTGTGTGCGCACAATATGTGGTAGTTTTGTCTGTAAACAGAAAAATGCCAAGATATTAGGCGAAAATGGCGTTGCAGAGAACATTTATACGTTTTCTGGTAGCTATGACACAATTAAAAGCGTACGTTCAACTAAATTATCTTCTAAAAAGCTATTATTTGCTAAATATGTAGCGGCTGGGATAGATATGGAAGAAGCATACAGTCGTGTGTACCCAAAAGCTAATGCTAAACAGTATATTAAAAACGCAGCGAGTAAATTACTGCAACAAGAAAAGGTATTAAACATGGTAAAAGAAGAAATATCTGTAATATTAAAGGAAGAAGGTGTAACTCCTGAGTATATTATACAAAAGTATAAAGATATAGCTGATATATCAGAAAGAGACCAAGACAGGCTTAGAAGTCTAGATGCTTTAGCTAAAATGTCTGGTTTATTTGAAACAGAAAAGAAACGTGAAGAGTTAACTGTATGGGCTGGTTTTAGTCCTGAACAACTGGAGGCGATTAAAGGTGGCAAAACAGAAGTACTTGCACATAAAGAAAAAGAGTGACATATCTGATAAAGTAGACCCTTGTCCCGTATGTGAAAAAAACTTATATTATGATGAAGATTGTAGTAAAAGAATCGGTGTAATAGAGCCTGATGGTGAAATAGAATCATGGAAATGTCCAGCATGTAAATCAGAATTTGATTTAAATGATAATATTTTGTATATTTATGGCAGCGAAATAGAAGGTGGACAAGCATGAAGACTAAAGATGCAAGGTTAAGAAGAGCAGGAGTAAGTGGTTATAACAAACCTAAGCGTACACCTGGGCATCCTAAAAAGTCACATATTGTAGTTGCTAAAGAAGGAACTAAAATTAAAACTATAAGATTTGGCCAACAAGGTGTAAAAACCGCTGGCAAACCTAAAGCAGGTGAATCGCAACGTCAAAAAAATAGAAGGAAGTCTTTTAAGGCTAGGCATGGCAAAAATATAGCCAAAGGTAAAATGTCAGCAGCTTATTGGGCTAATAAAGAAAAATGGTAAAGAAAAAGAAACCAGGGTTATATGCTAACATAAATGCTAAACGAAGAAGAATACAAGCGGGTAGTGGTGAAAAAATGCGTAAACCAGGTACAAAAGGCGCACCTACAGCTAAAGCATTTAAAAAGTCGGCTAAGACAGCCAAAAAAAGAAAATGATAGATAAAAAGATTTCAATAGGGTCATTACTAACAATAGCATCAGTTTTAATAGGTGCGGCAGTATCTTATGGTATTAACTCTAATAAAGTAGAAAATATTAACACTGAGCATCTAAAAGTAGTTAAACGAGTACAATCTAACGAAGAAAACATAGTTAACTTAAAAATTAGTGTAGCAAAGATAGAAACACAGTTAGATGATAGGTTTGACAGATTAGAAGATATACTTATGGAGTTAGAATGATATTAACTAAAATGGTTATAAACGCAGTTGCTACTAAACTAACTAAACATTTTAAGTTAGACAAGATTATGTCATATGTGTTTGATGATAATGAATTAGATATAAAAATTAATATAATTGAGTCTCGCCTTAATTTATTAGAAAAAATGGCGTTATTACCTAAAGATGTTAAGTGTAAGTGTCATAAGGAGTAATTATGCCAAAATTTGGAAGTAGGTCAAGAAAAAACCTTGCAACATGTCATGAAGATTTACAAGATTTATTCAACGAAGTTATTAAACACGTTGATTGTTCTGTTATTGAAGGACATAGAAGTAAAGAAAGGCAGAACAAATTATATGAAGACAAAAGGACTAAAGTCAAATATCCTAATGGTCGTCATAATGCTAGTCCTTCTATGGCTGCTGATGTTGTTCCCTATCCTATTGATTGGGATGATAGAGAGCGTTTCCACCTTTTTGCTGGCTTTGTCTTGGGCATTGCTCAGTCTATGGAAATAAATATACGTTGGGGTGGTGACTGGAACAAAAACTTTGAGGTAGACGACAATAACTTTGATGATTTTCCTCATTTTGAAATTATAAAGGATTTTTAGTATGAATCAAACAACATATCAAGGAACTATATTAGACAATTTAAACCCTGAGACTACAGTAAATACATTAGATAGTTTATTAAAGTTGTTCGGAAAAGAAACTTTTAATGCTAGTCCTGACGAAGAATATAACTTTGAACCTCGTTTTCAAGATAATGAAAGAGATGCTCTTAGACATTATATAGGAACTCAAATTATATCAGAAAAATTTGGTCCAGCATTAGCAGGAATAATAACAAATTTAAATGAATATCCTTATGATTCAACTAATGTAAATAAAAAAGTAGATATAAAAAATAATTTAAAAGCTATTAAAGATTTTAGTTCTGGAAACATGCTAAACCCTAATTGGTTAAATATGTTAAAATTTCCAAATGAAGAAAATTCAGCGACTGTTTTAGATAGTTTATTAAAAACCCTTACAATACCTCCTACAGATTCTGAATATTAAATATAAACATATTAATGGCTAATCTTAACCTTAACGGTAATGTCAGTAAAAATGAAGAAGCTCTTCACTTAGCATATAATAATTTAATTACATTTGGTAAGTTATTTAGTCCACAAGATTTTTTAGCATCAGCAACTCCTGGTTTTCATAGAGAAGTTGGTGAATTATTTTTAAATCCCAAAAAACAACAGTTAGCACTAGTTTTACCTAGAGACCATGCTAAATCTACTTTAGCAGCTACTGCTATTATGCATAAATTTTTATTTGCTAATAAAGATGAGCCACAATTTATAGCATGGGTAGGTGAAGCGCAAGACCAGGCTGTAGATAATATATCATGGATTCAGAATCATATATATAGTAATCCAGCTATACATTATTACTTTGGTGATTTAGAAGGTGATAAATGGACTAAAAATGAATTTACTTTAAAAAATGGCTGCAGAATGATTGGTAAAGGTGCTTCGCAAAGATTGCGTGGTAAAAAACAAAACTCTACAAGATATACTGGAATTGTGCTTGATGACTTTGAATCAGAGCTAAATACAAAAACACCTGATTCTAGAAGGCAAATTAAAGAGTGGGTAACAGCTGCAGTATATCCAGCTATTGATTTTGATAAAAAAGGGTTTTTATGGTGTAACGGTACTATTGTCCACTACGACAGCTTTTTAAATGGATTAGTTACAAAACATCATGAATGTCAAAAAACAGGTGAACAATTTGCATGGGAAGTGTTTACTAGAAAAGCAATAGAAGATAGTAAGCCTATATGGCCTTCAAGATGGCCGATTAAAAAATTAGAAGAAAGAAAACAGTTTTACATAGATTCAGGTACACCAGCTAAGTTTTATCAAGAATACATGAACCAAGCTAAATCACCTGAAGACCAGATATTCAGTGAGGAAGATATAAACAATGCGCAGTATAAAGGATATGCTAGGTTTGATGAAGAATACAACTCTTGGTACATTAAACTTGATGATGGTAGAAAAGAGTACATTAATATATACATTGGTGTTGACCCTGCCTCAACAATTGGTGCTAGGAACGACTATAGTGTTATTATGGTTATTGGCGTTACTGATAGCTATGATTACTATGTTATTGAATATTGGAGGGAACGAGTTTTACCAATGGACTGTGCTGACAAGATATTTGAAATTACAAAACGATACCAGCCAATACGAAGAATAAACATAGAAACTATAGCATACCAAGAAATGCTAAGAGATTATGTTATGAAGCGTAGTAAAAGTGAAGGAATGTTTTTACCTGGCATAGAAAAAGGTATTAAAAATTACAATCAAAAGAAAAAGGATAGATTATTTGAAGGTTTGCAACCAATGTTTAAAGCAGGCGCTGTACACATTAAAAAAGAAATGCATGAGTTTATAGGTGAATTACTTGACTTTCCAAAAGGAAGTCATGATGATACTATTGATGCGTTTTGGCTTGCAACTCAATTTGCTAAAGGTCAAAAAAAGATTAAAAAGAAAGTTAAAAATAAATCTGGAGCCTGGGCAAAACCAAGAAAAGCATATAATTGGTTGACTGGAGCTAGGAAATAATACTATATTATAAACTATGATACAAGAAGATTTAAGGGTAAAAGAAATAAATGAGTTGTTTGATAGGTGGAGAGATGCCAGAAAAGACTGGGATGTAGCTGCTAGAGAAGACATTGACTTTTATTTAGGTAACCACTTTTCAGCAGAAGAACTTGACGAGTTAGATTCACGAAATCAATCATCAATGCCTATGGATAGGTTATATGCTGCCATTGAACAATTTAAAGCTATTGTTACTTCTAAGCAGCCTAAGTTTACTGCGGTTGGAAGAGAAGACTCTGACAGTAGACTAGCTAATGTATGGAAAACTATATTAGAGTATGTTTGGGATAAATCAGATGGTAATGAAGTATTTAAACAAGTTGTTCATGATTATGCTGTTACAGGCTTAGGTTATTTTTATGCATACTTAGATAGAGATGCAGACTTTGGTAGAGGTGAAGTTAAATTTACATATGTAGACCCATTTAGAGTTTACGTTGACCCTAATTCAAGACATAAGTATTTTGATGATGCTTCAGGTATTATAGTATCAACTATATTAACTAGACAACAGTTAATAGATTTGTACCCACAAATGAGTCAACCAATTAGTGAAGACTCAGAAAAATTATTAATAGACGAAATATCAACATTTAATAAAGAAGAGGATTATCCTGATGCAACAAATAAAACAACTATGGAAAGTTTTACTCCAGACAATACAAAAGATAAAGACTATCATATTGAAAAGTATAGATTACTTGAACATTACAAAAAAGTAAGAGTTCCTTATTATAGAGTAGTTGACGCTAGAAGTGGTGATGAAAGAATTATGACTCAAGAGCAGTTTGCTGCAATGGCAGAAGATAAAGATTTTGCTGCAGCAATTGAAGCTGGATTAATAGATTTTGTAGAAGTTACACAAACAAGAATTAAACTAACATGTACTGTTGGCCAAATAGTATTGTATGAAATGATATGTGATACAGATATATATCCTGTTATACCAGTACCAAACATTTGGACTAATACTCCATATCCAATGAGTGATGTTAGAAAAAATAAAGCGTTTCAAAGATTTTTAAATAAAACAGTTTCACTTATTACATCACATGCACAAGCCTCAGCAGGTTTAAAACTTTTAGTGCCTCAAGGTAGTGTTAGTGATATTGAAGAGTTAGAAAGAGATTGGGCTAACCCTAATGCAACTATTGAATATGACCCATCTTTTGGTGAGCCACACTTTCCTTCACCACAACCATTATCAGGTAGTATATTATCATTACCTAAAATGATTGAAGGTTACATTGATTTAAATATGGGTATTTTTGAAATGATGCAAGGTAGTAGTGATGCAGCACCTAGAACTTACTCAGCTACAATGATGATGGAAAATGTTGGACAAAGACGTTCAAAATCTAAATTAAGAGATATTGAAGGTTCAATGAAAAGATTAGGTCAAGTTGTATATAATATGGCTAGACAACATTATAGATTTAAAAAGACATTTAGAATAGTACAACCTAATAACGATATAAATGAATTTACAGTCAATTCTCGTTTATACGATGACAAAACTAATGAATTACAGTCAATAGAAAATGATATAACTGTAGGTCAGTTTGATATACGAATACTTGGAGGTTCAAGTTTACCTTCAAACAAGTATGGAGAGTTCCAATTATACATGGAAGCTTATCAAGCTGGATTAATAGATAGGGTAGAAGCATTGAAGAAAACAGAAATATTTGACAAACAAGGGGTATTGCAAAGAACTGACGAAGTTAGTAAATTACAGAGTATGTTAGGACAGGCACAAGAGCAACTTAAAAAATTAGGTGGCGATTTACAAACTGCAGACAGAGAAAGTATTGCAGCTAGAAAACGTACAGAAGTAGAAAAATTCAAAAGCCAATTAGCAGAGCAAAAATATGAATCTCGTGCGCAAACAAAATTGGCGACTGGTAGACTAAAAGATGCGGTTAAACTAGAGTCAGAGAGATTACGAGATAATACTCGTGGTCAAACTCAACAAGGACAACAGAAATCGCAGGAAGGAAATACAACTAATGAATAACGCATATGAAGACGGACATCTAGAAGGTGAAACCGTTGATAATGTAGGGCAAGACGATAACGCAAATACGCAAGAGGGTTCTGGAAACTGGGAAGAACAAGCAAAATACTTCCAAAGTGAAAAGGATAAACTCGCAGCGGAAAACTCTCAACTAAAGCAATACGAAAAAATAGGTCAACTATTGGAATCACGTCCAGACATAACCCAAACCATAACTGGTATGGTACAAGGACAAGGTCAACCAACACAACCTCAACGTATTGAATTAGATAAAGATGAATTTGACCCATGGGAAGCCTATAATGACCCTCAGTCTAAATCGTACAAGTTCAGACAACAAGAATTACAGGATTCCATTAGTGGAGCTGTCAACCAACAAATGCAAGGATTGCAAAAAACGCAAGGCGAAATGCAGTTAAAGACCGAACTACAGCAAAGAGGCTTAGCGCCTGAAGAAGTAGACTCTTTTATGAATTTTGCAGCACAAAATCCTGCTGAGTATGGTGTTGATGGTGCTATTAAAATGTGGAGAGCTGTTGTGGAGTCTGGAGGCAATCAGCAAGTAGAAAAACCACTTGATGGTGTTCGTCAAACGCAGGGTACACCTGCACAAGGTGGAGTATTACAAGGTCAAGCACCTCAAACTCCTAAAAATGACGTAGACTCTATATGGGATGGTGTTATGCAGGCTGGTGGACGTACGAAAGTATTGTAAACATAAATGTATAAACAAGGAGAAATAAATGCCTACTTATAATGGTGGACAAGTAAAATTTGGTACTCCTGGTGCGGTAATTGATAACACAATACCTTCAAGAAGACTGTATGACTTTAGCGATAGAGTTGCAGAGTTAAGCCCAGAAGAATCACCATTTTTTGTATACTTGTCAAAAGTTGGAAAAGTTCCAACATCGGATAGTCAATTCCGATTTTTAGAAGATAGAACAAAAATAGCAATGACTGATAGAAGTTTTTTATCTGCAGGTGGAGCAACACTTGTAGCTGAAGGTAGTAATATGGACCTAAGCTTTGACACAGTTGGAGGAGCATCAGTAGACTGGTTGGTTCCAGGAATGATGGTTGCAATATCATTAAATGCATCAGGTGCAGGTACAACACCTTCATACGGAACTGTTAAAATTAATTCAGTTTTAGATGCAGGTTCATCAACAACATGTAATGTTACTTCGGTATCTACTGTTGGTGGTTCTGCAATGACAATAGCTGATGATGCTCAATGTACAGTAATTGGTACTTCATTTGGTGAAGGTTCAGGCGCTCCAGACGTATGGTCAGAAGAGCTTGATAATGGGTTTGGTTATACTCAAATCTTTAAAACAGCTTGTGAAATGTCTAATACTGCTAGAGCAACAGTTTATCGTGGTTACGCTGATGAATGGCAAAGAATATGGAATCTTAAATTAAGAGAACATAAAATTGACATTGAAAGAGCAATGTTGTTTGGTCAGCAAGCTTCAAGAAGCGGAGTTCAATATACTGATGGTGTTATTGGTCAAATAATAAGAAATTCTACAGTTGTTAGTGGCGATGCCGCTGCTGGTTTAACTTATACAGCTGATAAATCTTATTACAAATCAAATACAGCAGCAGAATGGACTTATGACAGTATGCTTAGTGATTTTGAAGTAATATTTGACCCTGCAAGAGGCGGAACTGCTTCTAAGTTAGGTTTAGCTTCATTACCAGTAATGTCTCATTTTAATAAAATGGGTGGAGATGGTTTTATTGATGTTTCAACTGCAAGCACTCAAGCTAATTACATGATTGAAAGAGCGCAAGGTTCATTTGGTCATAAAGTTATGAAAATAGACACTATACATGGAGATTTAACTTTAGTTAAAGAACCATTGTTTAGAGGCTTTGCAGCTGGATTTCTTGGTTTAGTTGATTTAGACCACGTTTCATATAGACCTCTAGTTGGTAATGGTATAAATAGAGATACTTCTATTACAACCAATGTGCAACAAGCAGATGAAGATTTACGAAAAGATATGATTCTTACAGAAGCAGGTCTTGAAGTAACTTTACCTGAAACACATGCACTTATCAATCTGGAAGGAGTTAACTAATATGAGAAGTGACGTATTAAACGAAAACAGTGCTGCTTTTTTAAATGAAACAGTTATTTCACCTAATCATACTGAAACACATGTAGCTGATGTTACGCTAAATGCTGTGCAAGATGTAGGTGGAGTTCACATTATGATGGCTGCTGATAAAACATTCACTTTGCCAGCTGTAGCTGCAGGTGTACAATATACATTAGTTTTAGGTGTCGATTTAGGCGTTGCAGAATATATGCGTATTGCTCCTAATTCAAGTGATAAGTTTATTGGTGGTTGCAATAATGCAGCTCAAGCAAATAATAAATACTTAGGTGTAACAGGAGCTAAAAAAGGCGCTTGTTTGAAACTTGAGTATGGAAGTGCTGATGGCTGGTTTATTGTTTACCAAAGTAAAGGTAATGGCATTTGGGCTGTTGAATCATAAACCAAACAAATAAGGTTTAATAGTTTTGTAGAACTATGGGGTAAATCATATAAAAGGTTTACCCCGAATCTACTAAGAATTTTTTATAACAAGTACGTTCATGCTCATGCCAGAGCTTAAAGTACACTCAAAAGGAGAATAAAATGGCAAACTCAAGTTTACACAAACTTACAGTCGTAGAAGCACAAAATGCTGCTTTAGGTCAGGCTGGAGCTATAGTTGAAACTGGAACTACAGCAATTACAGGAAAAAATATTGTAGCTATTCAATTTATAGAAGATACAGTATTTACAGCTTTAACGCCAGCAGATACTACAAATGGGTATGGTGTACCCGCAGCTAATGGAGATACACTAGCATCTGTAACATTACCAGCAGGAATGACAATATATGGCAGGTGGACTGCATTTACATTGGCATCTGGTAAAGTAATAGCTTATATAGGTTAATATGCCTTTAGGATTAGGTAGTAACTTATCAAGAGCAATTTCTAAACCTATAACACCTGGTATAGTAACAGATAACCTCGTACTAAAACATAACTATAATGCAGGCAGTGTAATACCTATAAGTGACGGTGCTGTATTATTAGATGGCTCTGGGGATTATGTTAATTTTGGAAACGATTCTTCATTGCAAGCTTCAGGTAGTCTAACTTATGCTATGTGGATTTATAGGGGAACTAATAGTGCTAGCGAATATATTGTAGCAAAAAGAAATAGCTCAGGTGGTCACATGTCTGTTTTTTCTGATGCATCTGGTGTTCCTCAAGTATATTTTGGAACTCAAGTTGAAGGTGTAGCTACAGAAGGTATTCCTTTAAATAAATGGACACATTATGCTTTAACTTATCAATACAATGCTACAGATGATGCAGTTTTAACTCACTATATAAATGGTGTAGTAAAAGGAACGCATTCTGCTGTTGATACTGATGGAGCGCATGTTAATAACGATGTAAACCTAACATTAGGTTTTAGAACAAGTGGTGGTTCTGGACACTATTGGGATGGAGCAATGTGTAATTTTGGTTACTGGCATGTAGCATTAACACAATCACAAATTAAATCTATAATGAACAAAAATTATGCTGGATTAACAACTAGCGAAAAAACAAATTTAGTAGGATGGTGGAATTTAGATGAAGGTACTGGAACAACTGCTAATGATTCACATGGTTCAAATAATGGGAGTGCAACTTTTACATAATGGGTAGTTTTCAAAAAATATTAAAACCAACACGAGCTAGAGGATTAGATACTTCTGGTGGAGAACAAATAGTAGGTAACCAATTACTTGGAGACCCAAGCTTTGATACTAATGTAAATAACGGAGACACAGGTACTTATTGGAATTGTAATGATTCAAACAATGAGGGAGTTTCTATTAGTTCAGGAAAAGCACATTGGGCAGATGATGGAAGTGCTAGTACAAGAAGATTAAAAGAAGTTCCTTCTGGACCTTTTGATGATGTAACTGCTAGATATAGAGTTACTATAACAATATCAGATTATACTGATGGAGGTGTAAGGCTTGTATCAGGTGCTTATTATGGCACCTATTTAACAGCTGCAGGTACTTACGTTTTAGATATGTCCCCTCAGACAGGTAGTGGAAACCTTCATATAGATGGAAACGCAGATGCACATTTATCAATATCAGATGTAACTGTTTATAAGTTAGAGTCCTTTGGTAACAACAATCACGCACAAATATATTCAGGTAGAGCATTAGAGTTTGATGGTGTTACTGATTATTTAAATGTAGGTACTTCAGCAGGACAAATTTTTATAGATTATAGCGAAGAAACAACAGTTG